TAGCTCACCAGCTTTCCACCAGATGGCATTCTCAATCGAGAAGGTCACTGTTACTGCTAAGTCCAGAGCACTAAAGGCAGAGTACAGTTTAGAACTTGCTCAAGACCTTAAGGCAATCCACGGATTGAACGCTGAGGCTGAGTTAGCAAACATTCTATCAACTGAGATTCTTGCTGAGATCAACAGAGAAGTTATCAGAACAATCTACAAAACTGCTGAGACTGGTGCTCAGGTTAACGTAGCATCTGCTGGTACATTCAACTTAGACGTTGACTCAAATGGTAGATGGTCTGTTGAGAAGTTCAAAGGACTTCTATTCCAGATCGAAAGAGATGCAAACGCTATTGCACAAAGAACTCGTCGTGGAAAGGGTAACATCATCCTTTGCTCTGCTGACGTTGCTTCTGCATTAACAATGGCTGGTGTTCTAGATTACACCCCTGCACTTAACGCTAACTTAAACGTAGACGACACAGGTAATACATTTGCTGGTGTTATCAACGGTAAGTATAGAGTTTACATCGACCCATTCGCTGCAAACAGTGCTGCAACTCAGTACTATGTTATCGGATACAAAGGTACTTCACCTTATGATGCTGGTCTATTCTATTGTCCTTACGTTCCACTACAGATGGTTAGAGCCGTTGGTCAGGATACATTCCAACCAAAAATTGGCTTTAAGACTCGTTACGGAATGGTTGCAAACCCATTTGCAGAAGGTAACGTATCTAACCAAGGTCTTGGAAGACTTCTTGCTAACTCAAACCGTTACTACAGAAGAGTCAAGGTTACAAACTTAATGTAATTCAGATAATTACAATCTTTCTAGAGACCCAAATGGGTCTCTTTTTTTATGCCTATATAAGATACGAATTTGTGTATTAATTATGAGTGATTCATATGTTAAGCCTGAGGATAGACCTCAACCAAAGAAAAAAAGAATTATTCATGTCAACTGGAAATGGATATCTTTTGGTTTAGTAGGTAGTTTGTTCACTATATCTCAATTAGGCATGATTGGATATATTGCAACTAGAGAAGAGAGTAAATTACCTGACTTAAATGTACCTGTAGGTCCTTACACATCATATAAGGTGAGTGTATCAGAGGAAGGATATGCTATTTCATACAAAGCAAACGATCCCAAGACTGCATACATCACGAAAGATATTAAAGAGAAAGGTGGTTTCTTAGGACTAGCAAATAACACTACTAAGATTGCAGAAGAATACTTCATGGATGGTAAGACCAACCAAGGTGGTGCAGTATCCAATCATAGATCATGGTTAGATGGTAGGCCTGGATTGACACAAGATCAATCAGATGAGATAACTGCCGCTCGAAAAAGTGAAGCCTGTATCAAAGCAATCGGAAGTGCAGAAGGTACAGGAAGACTTGTGGGTACTTCAGTTGGTGCAGCTGCTGCTCCTACTCTTAGTACTATTCCCTTTGTTGGTTGGGTCGCTGCTGGCTGGGTGGCTATGTTTGGTGGTAATCAGGGCGCTGATATAGGTGGTAACATGGCAGAAGACCTCAATAAAAACTGCTAAATAATTAAAAAATCCCATGCCAGTAAGTAACAATCCTTTTGTTAGGCAAATTAAAAATAGGAATTTTCTTTCGCCTGCTGGATTCAAATTTTCTTTGGCTAAAACACCAAAGGTAGATTTCTTTTCACAGTCAGTTTCAATACCAAACATTGATCTTGGAGTAGCTGTTCAGACTACTTACTTGAGAGATATTCCTGTGCCTGGAGATAAATTAACTTACGGTGATCTAAATATAGAATTTTTTATAGATGAAAATTTAGAAAACTATTTACAAATGGAACGATGGATGAGATCTCTTGGATATCCAGAGACTCTTGGAGAAGCAGTGTCTTTAGATCCTCAAAAAGATAGTCTGTTAGATGGTGCCAGATCGGATGGAACTCTGTTAGTATATAATAGTAGCTTCAATCCAATTGCAAAAATCCTCTTTAAGGATATGTTTCCAGTTTCATTAACACCAGTTCCATTTAGCGCTGATGCAACTGATATAAATTATATTATGGCGACAGCTACTTTCAAATATACTATTTTTAATGTGGAGAGTTTAGTAGAGAATGAATCTTGAGTTCATACAAGAACTTTGGGATAAGGATTCGGTTATAGATCAAGAATTATTACACTCAGAATCTATAAAAGTACCAGCCTTACACGCAAAGTATTATAAAATTTACAATAATATCCTGACTTTAAGAAAGGCACAGGAAACACAATTTAAAATCCTAAAAAAAGAGAAGTGGATATACTACAGTGGTAAAGCATCACCAGATGTATATGCAGAAAAACCTTTTGACTATAAAGTTCTCAAAGCAGACTTAGACAAATACTTTGATGCAGACGAGGATCTTATAAAATGCACAGCAAAGATTGAATACTATCAGATAATGTTAGAATATCTAGAGAGTATTCTAAAAGTTATACAGAATAGAACATATCAAATCAAAAATGCCATTGAATGGCAACGATTTACTAATGGGCTATGAGTGACCTTACTATCTCTAAAAAAAATGAAGTACATCTTGTAGTAGATGCTGAACCCCATGTTCAACAAGAACTATCAGACTACTTTACTTTTGATGTTCCTGGCGCAAAATTCATGCCGCAATACAGGAATAGACATTGGGATGGTAAAATAAGATTGTTCTCCACTGCTACAGGGGAAGTTTACGTTGGATTATTAGATAAGATAGTTTCTTGGGCAAAGAAAGCTAACTATGGTGTCAAATTTTTAGACAATGAAACATATGGAACACCATTTGAGGAGAATGAAGAGATATCATTAGAAGGTGTAAAGGATTATATGACTGCCATTTCTAGTTTTAAACCTAGAGATTATCAGATAGATGGTGTATTTGATGCACTCAGAAATAATAGAAGGTTAATTATATCACCCACTGGATCAGGCAAATCATTAATGATCTATGCCGTGACAAGATATCATGTGGGTAGGAAAAGAAGAATATTACTTGTAGTTCCCACTACGTCTCTTGTAGAACAAATGTATAAGGACTTCACTGACTACGGTTGGGATGTAGAAAAATATTGTCATAGGGTATATTCTGGTAGAAATAAAAATGGACAACAACGTGTAACAATATCAACTTGGCAATCTATCTACAAGATGGACAGGCATTGGTTTTCTCAATTTGATGTAATTGTTGGAGATGAGGCACATCAATTCAAATCTAAATCTCTTATCAATATCATGTCTAAACTTAGAGATACTAAGTATAGATATGGATTTACTGGTACGTTAAGTGGTACACAGACTCATAAATGGGTTCTAGAGGGGTTATTTGGCCCATCATACAAAGTGACCAAGACATCAGAACTACAGGCCAAAGGACAACTGGCGAAGTTATCCATACGGATTATACTACTTAAACATGATCCACGCCCGTTTGATGAATATAGGGAAGAAATGAACTATATTATAGAACATGAGAGAAGAAATGAGTTTATCAAGAATCTCACTTTGACTCTGAAAGGCAACACTTTAGTCCTGTACAGTAGAGTTGAAGCTCATGGTGAACCATTATATAACTTAATAAATAATAGTGTACAAGATGATAGAAAGGTATTTTATGTACATGGTGGAGTCGATGGCGAAGAAAGAGAGGAAGTTAGATCAATTACAGAGAAAGAGAAAGATGCAGTCATTGTTGCCAGTTACGGCACCTTCTCAACTGGAATTAACATTAAGAATCTTCACAATGTAGTATTTGCATCACCTTCCAAATCTAGGATTCGTAACCTTCAATCTATTGGTAGGGTTCTAAGAAAATCTAAGGACAAAACCAAGGCTATGTTGTACGATATCGCAGATGATATTACATTCAATTCTAAAAGGAATTACACCTTGAATCATCTCATAGAAAGAATTAAAATATATAAAGAAGAAGACTTTCATTATGAACTGTCCCACATCAAACTAAAATAAGATGGAAGAAGAATTCTACGCATCAGTAAAATTAGTGTCAGGCGAAGAGATCTTTGGAGAGGTTATGCCCTCTGAAGAGAATGGTCGCACGGTTTTGATTATTAGTGATCCTGTAGAAATTGAAACGGTGAGTATGAATGGATCTCATGAAGGACTCAGAATGATG